CAGCACCAATAGTACAAGAGGCTAGAGGTAAGGACTGGATTGAATTTTCAGGTGGTGATGAATGGAAAAACCTATACCCTCAGTTTCTTATTGACCTTTACTACAACTCTAGTACCCATAGTGCTATTATAAATGCTACAGCTGAAATGATTGCAGGAGAGGACTTGTATGTAGAAAATGAAGATGAGAATTTAGAGGCTTATGTTAGACTTAAAAAGTTTTTAAGACACGCTAACGGAAAAGAATCTTTACATCAAGTAGTTAAAAAAGTAGCCTTTGACTTTAAGCTACAAGGTGCGTACGCTTTACATATAATCTGGAATCAAGAAAGGACTGAAATTGCTGAAGTTCACCACGTGCCAGTAGAAAGAGTAAGAGCAGGAATACCAAACCCATTAGGGCAAATAGATTCTTATTTTATTAGCTCAAATTGGAGTGATGTTAGAAACCACCCACCACACGAAATAAAAGCATTTAATAGGCTAGATAGAACTTCAGCTAGTCAGTTAATATATACAGGCTCTTACAGTCCTAATATGGACATATACCACACGCCTGATTATATAGCAGGTTGCAACTGGGCATTAGTTGACCAAAGAGTAGCTGAGTTCCACCTTAATAATATACAGAACGGATTTAGTGGGTCTTATTTCATTTCCTTTGCGAATGGCATTCCGACACAAGAAGAAAGATTTCAAATAGAACAAAGCCTTACTGAGAAATTTGCAGGAGCTAAGAACTCTGGCAAGTTTATTTTAACATTCTCAGATGATAAAACTAGAACACCTGAAATAACTCCTATTGCAGTTTCTGACGCTGACAAGCAGTATTTAGCTTTACAAGAGCTTTTGGTTACAAACATTTGCAGCGCCCATAGAATAACTAGTAAAACCTTAATGGGCATAGATACATCTAATGGTTTTTCAAGTAATGCAGACGAACTTAGAAACGCTAGTAATTTTTATCATAATACTGTTATACGCCCATTCCAAACGAACATACTAAAGACTTTACAGACTATATTCTCTGTAAATAATATGGACTTTGAAGTTGACTTTGAGCAATTAAGACCTATAACAGTAGAGTTTGATTCTAGTATTTTAAAAGAAGTAATGACACAAGAAGAAATTAGAGAATCAGTAGGGTTGCCACCATTACAAGAAACAGAAGAAACAGTAAATGAAGAAGCTAACCTTAGTAAACTTAAAACTTTTAATAAAATAGGAACGGTAGATGGTAAGCCTGTTTTTAGCACAATAGAAGAGGCTGTAGCCCACGCAAAGACTTTAGGCTGTGAAGGGTATCACGAGCACGATTTAAACGGTATAACTTCTTATATGGCTTGTGAGCAGCATTCTGAAGCAACTGATTTAACAGAAGTAACTGAGCTTACTAAATTCATACAAGAATACGGTGAGGATATTCCAGAAGATTGGGAATTAATTGATGAGGAAAATTCAAGTGGTGAACACCAAGACTTTGATTTTGAAAAAACCTTAAATGAAGCAGCTAATGAAAAGACTATGTTAGCTTCTACAGGAAAGGCAATACCTAGCAGAAAATCTGACCAAGATGGACAATCAAAAAAGACAGGTGATTATTTTAGAGTTAGATATGTTTACGAGCAAGATAACTTTTTACAAAACAAATCAGGTCAAAAAAGAGATTTTTGCAGACAAATGATGGGTGCTAATAAACTTTACAGAAAAGAAGATATTATTAATATGGGTAGCAAAGTAGTAAATGCTGGTTGGGGCCCTAAAGGTGCTGATACTTATTCAATATGGCTTTACAAAGGCGGTGGTAACTGCCATCATTTCTGGTTAAGAAAAATCTACAAGACTACATTAGGACAATCTAGAACTACAAAAATAGAAGATGCTGATGTAATAGGTTACACAAAAGCAAGGTCAGAGGGGTTTACTCCAAAAAAAAACGACAGCTTAGTAGCAAAGCCACCAAAGAGAATGGCTAATAAAGGGTTTTTACCTAAATAATTACCTAAATAACTAAAAAACAATGGCATACGTACTTTTAATATCAGAACAAAAACTCAAAGATTCTACGGCAATTAACTTAAATGTAGATGTAAATATTTTATTACCTTATGTTCTACAAGCTCAAACACTTTATATAGAGCCTAAGCTAGGCACTCAGTTATACGAACATATCAAAGGGCTTATACAAGCAGGAACAATAGGCAATGTAGGTAATGCTGCTTACAAGACTTTACTTGATGATTATATTTCTTTTGTGTTAGTTAACTATTCTTTTTACCACGCTATTCCTTATTTAAGATTTAAAATTGAAAATTCAAACATCTACTCGAAGACTTCTGAAAATGGAACAGCTTTAAGTACAGAAGAAGCTCAAAGTTTGCGTGAAGAAATAAGCAATACGGCACAATATTATACTGAGCGACTTATAGAATACATTAGAAATAATACATCTGACTTCCCTGAATACTCTACAAATTCAGGCGCTGACGTGAATCCAGACAAAAATGCCTATTACAATGGTATGAATCTTGAAAGACCAAACCAACAAGGCACTAGATTAACATTACAAAACTTTTTAACTCCAGGACTTAATTAAAAAGAATTAAAGAATCAATGAATACAGATACAAAAAGCAATTTGAAAAAACACTTGAAAACACACTACAAGCCAAAGCCAATTAATGTAATTAAATTAAAAATTTATTTAGAAAGTAAATCAACAAATGACAGACTTAAAAGACACAGTACAAGTAGCCCTAGCAAATAGCACGGCAATAGGTTTAAGCATAACTGAATGCAACCAATATCTAACTCTAATTTCTTTAGTGTTAGCAATATGTTTTACTATTTATAAATTTTATAATTATGAAACAAAAAAATAAATGGCTAATAAACTTGTTACAAGGGCTTATAAACCTGTTAAAAGGAAAAGACCAGGAGTCCATTCTAAAAACGCCAGTAGAAGTCAAAACGCCTACAAAAAAGTCTACAGAGGTCAAGGAAACTAACCCTGCTATTAATCTGCTTATTATTAGGGATACTTTCACACAAGACTCTACAATAGGTAAACTTTTTTTTAATGGTGAATTTTTTTGTGAAACGCTTGAGCTTCCTTATTTAGACAATCAAAGAAGAATATCTTGCATTTCTGCTGGGCAATATCTTGTTAGGTTAAGATACCCTAGAGAAAGTGCAACAAGAAACTATTTACATCTGTTAGTTCAAAATGTGCCTGATAGGGATTATATTTTATTTCATATAGGCAATAAACCTGAAGATACCAACGGTTGTATTCTAGTGGGTTTAAAGCGTCAACAAGACTTTGTTAATAATTCTAAAAGAGCAATGGACTTACTTATGAAAAAAATTATACATTTGGGCGGTAAAAATATAAACTTAATAATTAAAAATAAATAAATAAATAACTAATAAAAAAAGAAATTATGAAAGAATTTGTTTTAAAACAAATATTTAAGAGCAAGAAATTTTGGTATGCTGTAGGGTCAATATTGATACCTGCAATTGCAACTTATTTAGGCGTTTCTGAGCAAGTAGCTCAAGAAATTTTTTACGCTGGAATGGCATTAATACTTGGGCAAGGAGTTGCCGACATTGGAAAGAAATAACCGATATAGGTTAAAGCCACACGAAATAGTGGCACTACAAAAAATGAGGGAATTCGAAACTAGAAACGTTCTAGTTATCGGAGACCTTCACGAACCATTTTGTCTTGATGACTATCTACAATGGTGTATAGAACAATACTATATTTACAAGTGTACTGAAGTTGTTTTTATTGGAGATGTAATTGACAATCACTTTTCAAGTTACCACGAAACAAGTGCGGATGGTATGGGTGGAGCAGATGAGCTTGAATACGCTATTAAAAGAATAGCAAGGTGGCGCAACGCTTTTCCTTCAGCTACTGTTATCATAGGAAACCACGATAGAATTATAATGCGTAAAGCTCAGACCTCAGCAATACCTTCTAAGTGGATTAAGTCCTACAAAGAAGTATTAGAAACTCCTGACTGGAACTTTGTTGAAAGATATGTCTTAGATGATGTACAATATTTACACGGTGAGGGTGGCGAAGCAGCTACTAAATGTAAAGCAGATATGATGAATACCGTACAAGGGCATTTACACACCAAGTCTTATGTAGTAAATTTTGTTGGTCAAAATTATAGAGTTTTTGGAGTTCAAGTTGGCTGTGGAATTGACCACGATTCTTACGCAATGGCTTATTGCAAGTACGGTAAGAAACCTGCAATCGGTTGTTCAGTTGTTTTAAATAACGGAACGCTTCCTATTAACCTATTAATGCCTTTGTAATGAAAGACTACGGAGCTGTTAAAGTCTTTCTAATGTATTTGCTTTTAATACTTATTGTCATACTGCTTAATTTATAGCCCCCTTAAGCGTTTTAAGACACTTTCACGCTTTTTTAATACTAACCCCTTATACTGCTACTAAAGTGGCTGTTTCAGTCATTTATTATTTACTGCTTAATCTTCTTAACATCTATATTGTTAATAACTTTGTAAATAATTCTGTTAAAAAGTTTGTTAATATAAAAAATGGTTATATCTTTGCCCCATATTAATCAACTAAAAACAAAAACAAAATGAAAACACAAGTAAATTATCAAATCGAAAACGGAAAAGTAGAGTCATTTATCGAACAAACAAGAGATTTAAACCTTAATGAAGCCAGTTTTATCTATGTAGATAGAGATTTTTGGACTAATATTTACATAACCGCTTCTGAAAAACAACACTCAAAAATTGAAATAATAGAGTATTATTTAAAAAACGAATAAATTTAACAAAATTAAAAACAAAACAAAATGCTAAAACTAACTAACAAACAAACAGGACACTCTTTTAATTTAAGTGCTAAAGAAGCAGCAGATTTCTTTTGTAAGAAAAATGCAAGAAAAGAATTTATTAACCCATTTGAAAAGTATTTAATTAAAGATACTAATAATGAAGTAGGTAAGGCTCAGTTTATTTTTTGCTGCATAGCTTTAATACTTTTATTTATGGGTTCTATATTATTACACATTCAATTAAATTACTAACTAAAAACAAAACAAAAATGAAAAACTCAGTAGATTTTTACGAATTTAGAAACTGGTTTGAAAAAAACAGACCAAACAATTTTAGTGGGGAAGGATTGAAATCATTATTTGAATATCTTGAGCAATACGAAGCAGATTGTGGAACGGAACTTGACTTTGACCCTATTGCTTTATGCTGCGAATATACTGAATATGAAAACATAGAAGAATTCCAATTAAATTATGACCACGAAAGATATCCTGATAAAGACTCTATAATGGATAGCACTCAATTAATAGAAGTTGGAATGGAAGGTTTTATAATACAAAATTTTTAACTAAAAACAAAAACAAAATGGAAACAGAAAAACTAATAGCTCAGGACTTTTACTTCTATAACAATGAAGAAACTCAATTAAAAGGCAACTTTCAAGAAGCATATACTGGCGAATATTATACTGACTTAATAGAATACAGCAGAGTAATAAGGATATTTGGAACTGAAAAAGAAATAAGGGCTGCACTAACTGAGTACATAGAAAACACAGGTTTAAATGTAGATGAGTGTTACGACTATAAAGAAGAAGCAGAAGGTGCTTTTTGGTATGAAAGTGAAGAAGTAAATAAAAAAGTACGAGAAAAGCTAGAAGTCTACACTAAGTTATACAAAGAAAAAAAACAACCATTAATTTTAAGAAGAAACTAAAAACAATAAAACTAAAAAAACTAAAAACAATAAAATACTATGAAAACAAAAAAAGAACTATCAGAAATGACAAGAGAAGAACTAGGGCAAGAACTAATGAGAATGCCTGAGCTAGAAGCTCCAGAACAAGTAATATTTAAAAATATGCACGACATAAACACCTTTCAATGTACTACGGACAATGAACTTTATTTAGGAGGAACAGACGAATACGGCAAAGACTTTACAATTTGCTTTGATGCTTTTGAATTTTTAGAATGGATTGATACTGAGCAAATAGCTTATATAAAAGAGCAAGTAAAAAAACACATAGATTCAAAATAATTTTATATTTTTAACAAATTTTTTAACACAATTACTAACTAAACTAAAAACAAAATGAACACAGAAAAGATTAAAGAAAAGTACCACCATTACGGACTAGAAAAGGAAGATGTATTTAAACATCAGCACTATCTTATCATAACTAGAAGCGGCATAGATAAAATTCAGGCAATAGAAAACATAGTAATTAATTATGACGTAATAAATTGTGAAGCTAATTTTTGCGTTGTTAAAGCAACTGCAAATAAAGGTGAGGCTTCTATTCAGACTTTTGGTTCTGCTTTAAAAGGTGAGAGCTATAAAGACGGTAACACGAACACTTGGTACGTAATGGAGATGGCAGAAAAAAGAGCAATGTCCAGAGCCGTACTTAAACTTACAGGCTTTTACGAACTAGGAGTATTTGGTGAAGATGAATCAGAAGACTTTAAAAGAAAATAAATAACTAATTAAATAAATAAAAAAATGAACATTACAGGAAAAGTAGTAAAGAAGTTTGACATTCAAGAAGGAATAACAAAGCAGGGAACTAAGTGGACAAAGCAAGAAATATTAATAGCTCAGACTGATAGTTACAATAGTGAAGTAGTTATAGCTGGAATAACTGAAAAGTCAATACTTTCAATAAGTAGGTTAAAAGTAGGGGATGATGTAAGTATTAACGTTAATGTAAATAGCAGAGAATTTAATGGAAAATACTACACAAATCTAACTGGCTGGTGGTGGGTAGTTTTAGACAAGACAGGAGGCAGTAAAGACTTTGTAACTTCTGATGAACAAGATATATTCTAATGACTGAAGAAACTAACTTTAAAGCTATTTGTGGTATTGCTACAACCGTTTTAGATATGCCTACAGGGTCTTTGTCTTTAAAATCAAGAAAGAGGGCAATACAAGTAGCAAGAGCTTCAGCAGCCTATATTGGTATGACTGAAAATAATATACATAGAAA